AGCAGCCTGGATTCTCGAAGCCGGGGATTGGGTTGTCGTCGTCGTCAACCTTGTCTTCGTTGTCAACGAAAGGCCAGTTCATCTTGCCCTTCTTCACCAGCTCGGGGAACTTGGGGCCGAACTTCTCGATGCCTGCTTCTTGTGCTGCACGCTTCATGGCCTTGATATCTGTGTCTTCGTCGAAGATCAACGTGATCTGGTACTTGGGGTCACCAGACAGAACGCCCTTGGAATCCTTGCGTTGGCGAGGAATCAGAACGTTCACATAACGGGCAGTGCCCTCGGGGGAATGGAGTCGATTGGAAGCCATAGTGGTCTTTCAGGTTTGGGGGTTGAGGGTGCTGGTCTGATTTTCATTTCGCTCAGACCAGCAGAAGCGCGGTACCACCACTCAGGCCCCTAGATGTACAGCAGGGGAAGCGAGTTACACCCTTCCGGTTAGGCCCTGTCCTGCTGCACACAACTGAAGTGTCTTGGGTTTCAGGATTCGCTGCTGGCTTTGCGGATGCTTGGCTTGGTCTCTGTGTAGCCGACAACGGGTTTCAGTGGGTCGGTGAAGTCGTCGCCAGCGCTGCCACGCACCTTCTTGGGCCAGAGCTTCTTGCTACGTAGCAGCTTCTCAGCTTGGGCAGGGCTAAGGAGCTCCACCGTGTACCGTTCGCGCTTGGCAAGACCCAGCTCTTCCAGCGTGGTGTTAGCTGCTTCTTCGTCCTTCCACATGCGTCGTGCTGCTGTGAAGCTGGCCTCGTAGCCGGGGATGACGGTGCCAGCATGCACCAGCTCGATGGCATGGGCACGCACTGCCTCACCGATCTTGTCCATCATCTCCAGCGTGTCCAGGAGCTTGGCTATCTGCTTGGGTGTGAGGGAACCGGGTTTCATTCGAACTCCTCCTTTGCCTTCTTCATCACCAGCTCGTACTGAGCTTGGCAGTTACCGTTCGCTGCGCAGTAGTGGCAGTGCGCACCAGCTACACGGGGAGCACCCTTGCTGAGCGCTATGGGTACCACTGGGCGCACCACCTTGTCTACCCACTGCATCATCTTGACGTCGGTCATGGCAGGGGCTTCTTGCACTGGCTTGCGCTTGGCGAGTCGTGGCTGAACCACCACCTTGCGATACCGTTGGTATCTACCACGCTGAGCACGCATACCCACTGCGTAGAGCAGGAGCTGGCTGTTGTCCTTGACCGACACGCTGTGGCCGATACCATGCTTGTAGTCGATGACTACGACCTCAGCAGGGAAGTTGTCCAGGATGATGTCGCTCGTACCGAAGCCTTCTTCGTCAGTGGCTCCGATAGCTGCCCCGAAGGCCACGGTATGCTCAATGAGCACCTTGGTCTTGGGGTTGTTCGCGGTGTACGCCTCTACGTAGTCCAAGGCGTAGCCAACACCGTCAGTCATGCCCTCGTCTACAGGCATGTGTCCTGGCTCCAGCGTGTCACCGAAGAACGTTTCAGGGGCTGCACCCAGACGGAGGCATACCTCGAGGAGCGCGTGCGCACTGGTGCCCTCCAGTGCGAAGACGCTCTGCTCCCATGGTTTACCCACGTTGGCTTCCACGCTACCGGGGCACACCAACCAGCGGTGAGACGCGCTCGGGCTGAGTATGGCGTGCTTCATATCAGTCTGTCAGGCCAGTTTCTTCGCCGACAACCAACACGGTCGGAGCAGGGGCAGCAGCCACCAGCTTCTCGATGTCGTATGCGGTAGTGCCGTTCAGACCCTGCTCGAAGGCGAACTCCTTGATCACCGCCTGCTCGTCAGACTCTGGCGTACCCGTTGGGTCAGACTCTGGCGTACCCGTTGGGTCAGACTCTGGCGTACCCGTTGGGTCAGGACGTTGCGTCTGCTCGAAGGCAGGATGCTTGCGAGTGTCCACGCCTGCCAGCAGTTGCATGAATCGTGCTGCGCCTTCGTTCGCCACGTCGTGAGGGCAACCAGCGTCGAACGCAGCCATAGCGATGTTGCAGTGCCATGCCCAAGCGTAGTCCATGTCCTTCGCCATAGCACCAAGGATGGTACTCTCGGAGGAGGCCAGCTCAAGGGCAAGAGCGCTCGAATCAGCGCACTCAACATAGGCACGGTCGAACTGTTCCTTCGGTGACCAGGACACGTAGCCAGCGTGAGTTGTGGTGTTGGGCTTGCCACCATCCGTGTACTCGACCAGATAGCCTTCGTCGGCACCGTTCTCATCAGCGGGCAGAGTCCACCCACGGAATGCGTTGTACTCGAGGCGGTTCATGGGTGTGGCACGTAACACTTTCGTTCCGATATACGTTTTCATATGCTATCTCCAGAAAAATATGGGGGCCGAAGCCCCCGAGTTTGCCTAGCTGCAGGATTACAGCAGGTCGTCGTCACCATCTTCGCTGCCTTCAGGCATGGCCTGCTCGTATGCAGCGATGGCAGCAGCGTAGTCGTCTTCTTCCATCTCGCTGGGCTTGCCCAACTTCTTGGAGAGCTTCAGGTACGCTGGCTTGTCAGCGGTGATCAGCGCCTTGGCTGCTTCGTTCACGTCGTCCAGCGAAGGGCCTTTCTTCTTGCCCTTGGGTGCTGCCTTCTTGGGGGCAGGCTCATCTTCTTCATCGATGAATTCCTGCGCCTTGTCCAGCAGCTCCTGGTACTGGCTTTCGTCCACGTCGCCGAGCTTGCCTGCACCCACGGACTCCAGGGCTTCGACCATCTTGTCCTTGCCCTTGGCTTCCACCAGCTCCTTGAGCTTGGCACGCACTTCGTCGATGCTCAGGTCGTCAGACGCTTCCGCTTGCGCTTTCTTGGCTGCGGGTTTGCTGGCTGACTTGGCGGCAGGCTTTGCTCCCCGTACAGGTTTCGCAGCCGGTTCATCTCCGTCGCTATCCTCTCCTTCGCTACCACCAGATCGAAAGGTGCCAGCCAATGCCATGAACGCCTCGCTGATGGCGTCCAGTTGTTCAGCGACCTTCTTGCTATTGATACTCATGTTCATACACTCCTGAATTGCAGCCCAGATGCCGGGGCTGCTAGCGGCTTGGGTAATTGTCGTTGCACCGTCTGGGTTGATGCTCCACCAGCACGGATGTCCTGATAGCTTGAGCGCTGCCTTGTCACGCCACACGCTCGTCGTTACGTCACCGAGCTGCTGCCATGTTGGGGCCACGAGGGTGTTCGCTGCGTACAGCGCTGCCCCCTGCTGGTCCAGTTGCGATGCGGTGTAGCGCTTGGATACCCGCATGGCTGCACGATGCAGGGGGTCCATTTAGGCTGCTACCGCCTTCTTGGTAGCACGGGTGAGGGCCTTCAGTGGGGTATCCCCTACCACCTTGAGCGCTGGCTTACGGTTAGCCATAACAGCAGCCTTGAAGTCTTCCGTTGCGCTGGTGATGTCCTGACCCCACTCAGCAGCCTGCACGATGCTCTTGGCGATAGGCCAGATCATCTGCATGAAGCTGGCACGCTCGTCAGCCATGAGAGCACGGAACTGTTCAGACAGAACCATCGCTGCGCTGTCCTTCGGTTTACGTGCGGCACGCTGGTCAGCCTTCAGGCCCTTGCCAGTATCGGGGAGCCATTTGATAGGGTCTTCACCTTCATCCTCGTCGTCTGTATCACTACCATCGGTATCACGTGCCACACCACCAGTACGACCCATGTCGAACACGCTGTTGGTGAGTGTGCTCACGTCCACATCGGTCTTAGGCTTGGCACGCAACAGGCCAGCATCTTCCAGCTCTTCCTTGAGCAATCCACGGGTGAAGTCAGCCTCAGACTCAAGACGCTTGATGAGCTTGGTGTTCTTGCTGTCCAGGGCCTTGAGCACCAGTGTGATGACCTCGTTGCTGATACCCAACTTCTTGCAGGCTTCACGCTGGGTGATGCCGTGGTCGCGGTGTAGGCGTGCCCCAACGAGCGCTCGTTGCAGGCTGCTGAGCTTGCGACGCAGCACGTTACAGGAGGCGATGTATCCTGCTGGGTCCTTACCCTTGTATTCGATGAACTTCAGCTCACTGCCTGTACGCTTGGCAGCACGGTAACGATGCCAGCCATCCAGCACCATACCTTCATACAGGGAGGCAGGGAACAGGATACCACGCTCTTCAACGTCAGCACAGAAGGCGTTGAACTCTTCGTAGTCCATACCACCGGGCATGAGCGCAAGGGCTACGGGGTGTTGTTTAAATTCGGGGAGCTTGTAGATACTAGATGACATGTTGATTTTTCCTATTTCACGTTGATGTTGAGTCCGTGAAAGGGATACCGAGGCTGTACCACGGTTCCTTTCACTTGCGTATTTTAACCTGACGCGCAGGGGGTTTTTCGCTTATTTACGCAACCACGCAGAAGTGGAAGTGGGCTTGCGCCTGCAGAGCACGCTCACCGACGAACACTGGGAAGAAGCGGTCGTCTGCGGTGCGCTGCAGGAAGTACGTCAGGTTGGAGTAGTGGGCAGCATCTGCCGGGAAGACCTTGAGTACCGCCTTCACAGCGTTCTCAGCGCTGGCATACGTGCGGTTCGGTGTGAGTGTGATGAGGCGTGGGCCTGTTGCGAGTACGGTAGTCATGATAAGGTTCCTTTCAGGTGGGTTGAGTTGACGATTACTTCCAGGTGCGAGCCACGATGGTCCAGCCGTTTTTGCGAGCAGTGCGAGCGCTGCACACAACAGCCTGACCGTCTTGTGTGTAGCAGGCGCAAGGGCGAGCACGGTTAGCATTGAACATGGCTTCTGCAGCAGCTTCGATGTTAGAGGACACGAAGGTGGGGACGAGCTTGGTAGATGTTGACATGATGTGGTTCCTTGAAAAACGTTGTTGATGGAGTTAATGTCGAGGCTTTCAAGAACTCTTCCAAGACCTTTCTGAAAAGACCCTTCAACGCGGTAGGGTATTCAAGACCAGCAGGCGAAAAAGAAGCCCCCAGAGGCTTGCACCAGTGGGGGCTTGAAGGGCCGAGTGATCTCGAGGCCCAAGGGAGACAATGACAACATCAACGTAAATCAAGGTGTTGCGCTACAGCAGGCCATTCGCCCAAGGAGTGTGAAAGGAACCAAAGCCACTTAGCCTACAGCAGCGCAACGGGATGTAGTTTGCCACACCCTGCGCTACCGACCGTATCCCAGTGGTTCAGTGAGTACTCCCTGGAGCACACGGTTACAATACACCCTCCCCAACTTAGGATTCTTCCATGACAGCAACGCCTTACAGCGTCGTGCGTGAAGGTGGCGTGACCAACAAACACGTTACATCTTCTCCAGACGATGCTACCCTGCACCAACTATACCTCCACCACAAAAAGCCTGTCGAGCTGCCCTACACGGTAGAAGACTACCACTCGATGCCTAAGGCAAAGCGCAGCAAGCTGAAGATGAGCCTACCCTACTTTGTAGGCGCGGTGATAGACCCTCCCCAGCGTCGAGACGACAACGTCACCCAACGCACACTCATCACACTGGACATCGAGCAGACCCCCGACACACCCAACGTTCCACCAGCACCAGCAGACATCGCTGATAAGCTACGTGACTTAGGTGGTGAAGGCTGGATTTACACCAGCATCAGCCACACACCAGAGCAACCTCGCTACCGTGTGGTGTTGCCCCTAGGACGGTTCATAGAAGGCTCAGCAGCTACAGCCACGCTGAAAGCCACTACGCACCATGCAGCCAAGAAGCTGGGTATCGATGAGTGGCTGGACGACAAGTCCTGGACCCTCAGTCAGCCAATGTACATGCCTGCCAAGCTGGAAGACAGTGAGTTCAAGCAGTGGTATGTGAAGGGCAAGGCATGGGCACCACAGAAGCCCACTACAACCAAGGAGCGCAAGGCAGGCGCACCAGCGGACATCCCTGACGAGCGCCCAGACTTTATCCTGCAGGCCATCAAGCAAGCTGGCATCTACCTACGGGAGAACCCTGCCCACAAGGGTATGCACTTCATCACCTGCCCCTTCGTAGAGCTGCACACCACCACCAACGAAACCAAGACCGCCTACTACGAAGCGCACTTCGATGGCAACCCTCGTCCCGCAGTCAAGTGCATGGGCACAGGCCCTGACTCGCATGGGCACGCTCACCTCACCTACGCAAGCCTCGTACGCTGGCTCAAGGACAACGGGCACCTGACGCAAGACCAGCAGTCGCAGGCAGGAGTGATGGACGACTTCGATACGTTCGACAACAAGGCTGACATCAGCACGCTGTTGGACGCACCCCACGTTGAGCGTGAGTGGGCCATAGAGCGCTTCGCCCCCGTGGGTAAGGTCACCGTGCTGGGTGGACCCGGTGGTGTGAGCAAGTCCATGCTGATGCTGCACATTCTGGTTCACGCTGCTATGGGTCAAGCGTGGTGCGGGTTCCAGCCGCGCATACCACTACGCAGCCTGTTCGTGTCCTACGAGGATGATAGCAACGATCTACGTGGACGTCTACTGGCCATAACGGGCGCGCTGGCAGAGGCAGACAACGGCACGTTCGACATGCTGCACGACGTCAACGGCACGGTGCGCAAGAACCTGTTCATGTACTCAGCCGATGACGAGACGACCGCATGGCTCCTGCTCACCAAACCAGAACGCTTCGGCCCCCCAGAGCGCTCACAGCGGGTGCAGTGGCTTGTGGACTGGTTGAAGTCCCGCAACATGCGTGCCCTCGTGCTTGACCCAGCGGTGTACACGCACCAGCTCGAGGAGAACGACATCGCTGACATGGCCACGTACATGCAGACTCTTGGCTACATCGCCAAGCATGCTCACTGCGCTGTGATCGTGTTGCACCACATGAACAAGGCAGGCTCTTGGGCACAGCTTGACGACATCAACCAAGGGTCGTTGCGTGGTGCCAGCAGCTTTGCGGATAACGCACGCTCTGTGGTGGCAATGGTCTCCATGCCTGTGAAGGACGCACCCGCATACGGACTACCCGCTGACCACGAAACCTCGTCCAAGTACGTGGTGTGCAAGCACGTGAAGAACAACTACAGCGCTCCCATGCCTCTACAGATATTCGAGCGTCAGGGCAGGCTGCTGACCCCACGCCCAGAGATTACCAAGCTAGACAGTACGCAGATCGTGGAGGCGCGTGAGAACATCAAGCAGGAAGAAGTGCTCAAGCGCATACGCGCATGGTCTGCTCGGGTGTTGCAGGTTCTGGCCGACCACGACGGACCAGTCAGCCAGAACCAAGTCAGCGCACAGCTCAACAGCAAACCAGCGCTAATGAAGCAGGTGCTGGAGTGGTGCGCTGACCAGGACTACGTGGACATCACGGATGGACCAAACCGTAGCAGGCTCCACGAGCTCACCCGTGTGGGTAAGCAGTACCTGAAGCAGCAGAACAAAGGAGCCAAGTGATGAAGCGCTCTTACTCTGAAGAAGCCTACATGGGCCACGACCACGCGCAAGACCCTTCTGTCAGTGCAGACGACGCAGATGCGCTGGTGGGTGCCCGTGGGGGTGCTATCGCCCTATTGCAACAGCTCGCAGCCCTGCCCCAAGACCAGTACGGCGAACGGTGTTTGCTCCCAGCAGATATCGGCGGTAAAGATTGGGCAGTCGCTGGGTCCGTGGGTTATTCCCTGATGCGTGGGTGGGTTACGTTGAAAGGAATCAGCCATAAACGCGTCCTGGTTTGTCTGTCTGAGGAGGGTCTTTTGGCCATTCGCATGTATCAGCGTGGGTACTCTCAGGTGCTCCATGGGAGTACTCCCTAGATTACCCAAAAGCGGTGAGTACTCCCACGTTGCTTTTAAAGCACGTGGAGTACCACCACTGCCATGTTTGTGTACTCCTGTGCTCCAATGGCGTTTATTCAAATAACACGGTAGTCTTACTGTCTGAGATGCGGACCATTACTGCATAGTCACCTTGTTCAATATATTCACCAGATATTTGCAGTACCCGGTTATTCAACATATTCATACCCTCATTCTCGGTCTGTTCTCTGCGAGCACACACACGGCGCGCGACACTAGGCACCTTGAAACCATCTCTACTGAATAACCGACTATGAAGAACCCCAGACCACTCGGAAAAGCCTCGGAGGTCGTCCCACGAAAACCTGCTGCTCCTGGCCATGGAGGCGCTCGAGCTGGTGCAGGTGCCCCGAAAGGCGCGAACAGCGCACCAGCCACACGACGCTCGAAGAAGATAGCCAACGAGATAGCTGAAGGCAAGCGCTTCGTCGAAGAAGGCCACGATGGCTCGGCTCTGCCAGCAGACGCCACGCCTCTGGACGTGATGATGATGGCCATGCGCAAGGCGTACACGCAAGGCGGTTCAATCGCTGCCTTCCCCTACGCTGAGAAGTGCGCACCCTACATCCACGCACGCATCGCCCAGATAGAGCTCAAGAACCCTGATGATGGCAAGCCCTTCACCATCGCATTCAAGTGGCAGGGTGAAGAGTGAACCATCACGCGATACCGTGGTATCCAGGACGCGACTCAACACGCTGGTGCTGGACTGTCCGTGCGCTGATGGGTCGCAACCTGCTACCATCGGTATCGGCTAGCGGCCTCGGTATCCATCCACCCTACACTACCCCCTCACCCACATGACCGCAAAGCAGCCTGCGACCGATCTGAAGGTCGTTACCATCCCTTACAAGCCTCGCGCTGCCTTCCTGCCATACCACAAGGCACCAGAACGCTTCGCCATGAGCGTGGCTCACCGTCGTGCAGGCAAGACAGTAGCACGTATCAACAAGCTCGTGAGGGCTGCTGCTACCTGCGAGAAGCCTGACCCACGCTTCGGCTACCTAGCCCCCTACTTCGTGCAAGCCAAGGATATCGCCTGGAACTACCTGAAGCACTACTCAGCAGCCATCCTGGACGTGAGGGGGCCATACAAGGCGAAGAAGAACGAGTCTGAGCTGTCTATCACCATGCCCCACAACGGAGCAGTCATCCGCCTGTACGGTGCCGAGAACGCTGACCGCATGCGTGGACTGTACTTCGATGGAGTGGTGGCAGACGAAGGCCAGGACATTGCACCCAGCGTGCTGACCAGCGTGATCATCCCAGCTCTGGCTGACCGAGAAGGATGGCTGGACATCAGCGGTACTCCGAAGGGATGGGGGAACCTGCTGGGTGCCACGTACAAGCGAGCTCTGGCCGACAACGACGCCAACACGTTGCTCAGCGTAGCGCCCGAGTGGTTCGTGCAGGTGCTGAAGGCCAGTCAGACAGGCATCCTCCCCGAGACGGAGCTGGCTCGCCTACGTAAGTTGATGCCTACCAACGAGTACCTGCAGGAGTTCGAGTGTGACTTCGACGCTGCCATCACTGGTGCCTACTATGCCAAGGAGATCGCTGACGCTGAGTTTGATGGTCGTATCACCAGCGTGCCCTACGACAAGAGCGTGAAGGTGGACACGTGGTGGGACTTGGGTATCAGCGACAACATGGTCATCTGGTTCGTGCAGCTCGTGGGCAAGGAGATACGGGTTATCGACTACTACGAAGCATCAGGCTTCGGCCTGGACCACTATGCGCGAGTGCTCACCGACAGGAACTACCTGTACGGTACTCATTGGGGGCCTCACGACATCATGCATCGTGAGATAGGTACGGGCAAGTCACGCATCGAGACTGCCTCCAAGCTGGGCATCGAGTTCAGCGTAGCCCCCAACATCCCTGTGAAGGATGGTATCGATGCAGTGCGTATGGCCATGAACCGCATGTGGTTCGACAAGCGCAAGACCGCTACTGGCCTGGACGCCCTGAAGCAGTACCAGGAGAAGGTTGATAAGAAGCGGGGCATAAGCCTAGGCCCTCTGCATAACTGGGCCTCTCATGGCTCCGACGCCTTCCGTATAGGTGTGGTGGCTACAGAAGAGCCCCGTATCCGCGAGCGCATGGAAGAGCGCGAGAATGCTGGTATTGCCACAAGCGGTGGCGGATGGATGACCTGATGAACAAGGAGAAATATATGAAGACCGGACCCCGTTCCGTTGGTGCTGCCACACTGCGTATCCGCCAGTGTCCAGCGCTGCCCCCTGCACTCCAGAAGACCACACGGGAGATCGTGAACGTCGAGACCACCTTCGCCGAACAAGGCAAGGGGTACGCTACCACGCTGATGCACAAGGTCTGCCGTGAGGCTGACGCTGCTGGCCTCGTGCTGGTGCTGACCCCTCAGCCTTGGGGCGACAACATGAACCTGAGCAAACAGCAGCTCGAAGAATGGTACGCCCGGTCCTTCGGCTTCCACACCATCCAGGAGTCGCCCATGGTGCTGATGGCACGCATGGTCAACGGCACGCCCAAGATGATGGAACTCAAACCACTTACCGAAGCCCTCTACAAGGAACACGCCAAATGAGCAGCACCCCAGACCAGACCCAAGTCGACCACGATAAGCAGGCCGACACGAAAGATGATACAGCCATCATCGCCGAGTGCATGGACCGCATGCGCATCAGCATGGCAGCAGATGGCGAGAACCGCACCAACGGTCTTGACGACCTTGCCTTCCTGAAGGGCGACCAGTGGGATGAACGCATCAAGCAGCAGCGTGCGCTGGATGGCCGACCCTGCCTGACCATCAACAAGCTGCCTACATCACTGCATCAGGTGACCAACAGCCAGCGACAGAACGTGCCGAGCATCAAGGTACACCCCACGAATGACGAGGACATGAAGGTGGCTGAAGTGGTGCAGGGTGGCATACGCCACATCGAGTACGCCAGCAACGCCGACGTAGCCAAGGACACTGCTGTGAACAGTGCCGCAGCCATCGGCTTCGGATACTTCCGCTTGGTCACTGACTATGTGGACCCCAGCAGCTTCGACCAAGAGATTCAGTTCAAGCGCATACGGAACCCGTTCACCGTGTACATGGACCCCGGCTGCGTTGAGATTGATGGCTCCGACCAGCAGTGGTGTATCCTGTCCTCGAAGCAGGCACGTACCGAGTTCGTGCTGGAGCACCCTGACTGCGACCCCTGTGACTTCGGTGTGGTGCGTGGCCTAGGCGACCGCTCCAACGACTGGATCACCGCTACCGAAGTGCGTGTGGCCGAGTACTACCGCATCCACTACGAGAAGGTGGACACGGTGCTGCTCAGCAACGGTGAAAGTGGGTACAAGGACAAGCTCATCGAGATGCCTGAAGGCGTTACTGTAGTCAAGACACGCAAGAGCTTGCGTCCTACTGTGCAGTGGTTCAAGCTCAGCGCTACCGAAGTGCTGGAGCGTGCTGACATCCCATGCAAGTGGATTCCGGTGTTCCCAGTGGTGGGTGATGAGATTGACCTGGATGGTAGGGTGTATCGCAGTGGCATGATCCGCAACGCGAAAGACCCTGCTCGCATGTACAACTACTGGATGACCAGCGCCACGGAACAGGTAGGCCTCATCCCCAAGGCCCCGTTCATCGGTGCAGAAGGCCAGTTCGAGGGCCATGAGTCCAAGTGGCGTGAAGCCAACGTGCGTTCGTTCCCGTACTTGGAGTACAAGCCCAAGACCCTCGCTGGCCAGCTTGCACCCCCTCCCCAGCGTCAACACATGGCAGACGTACCTACTGGTGTACTGGCAATGGCTGCGCACGCCAGCGACGACATCAAGAGCACCACTGGCCTGTTCGATGCATCTCTGGGTGCCCGGTCTAACGAAACCAGTGGCGTGGCTATCGGTCGCCGTGACCGTCAGGGCGAAACAGCCAACTACCACTACATCGACAACCTGAACACCACACTGCGTCACGTGGGTCGTTGCATCCTGAACATGTGGCCCAAGGTGTACGACGGTACTCGCACCATGCAGATCATGGGTATGGATGGCAAGGTCAAGTCGGTGGAGGTGAACAAGCCCACAGTCGAGCAAGACGAGACAGGGCAGGCAGTTGAGAAGCTGATGAACGATATGTCCAGCGTAGCCAACTACGGAGTGACCATCAGCGTGGGTCCGAGCTACGATACGCTGCGTCAGGAAGCAGTGGATGGCATGATCCAAACAGCCAAGAGCTGGCCGAAGCTGATGGACGTTGCAGGTGACAAGATCGTGCGCTCTATGGATTGGCCTATGTCTGAGGAAATTGCTGACCGTATCGAGAAGACCATGCCTCCCGAGCTCCGTGATGACGAAGGTGGTGAGGGCACTGATGCCAACATGGTGGACACGCCGAAAGGCCCCATGCCCAAGGATCAGGTCGGCCCCATGCTGGCACAGATGGACCAGCAGATGCAGCAGATGGGCAAGGAGCTGTCTGATGCCAACACGGGCATGGACAAGGCGCGTCTGCAGTCTGAGACCCAGATTACCATCGCCAAGATCAACGCTGAGAGCAAGGAAGACGTCGAAGAGCTCAAGGGCATGATCCAGATGCTACTCGTCAAGATGCAGCCCCCTCCCGCACTGGTCGCTGATGTCTCAGCAGACCTTGCCGAGGACGATAACAATGCGTCTCAATCTATTACTCGCCCTGCAGGATACCCCCCTGCAGATCAGGCGCAACAGGGTGCCCCTACCGGAGTGGCTGAATCCGGGCCGGAGATCGCGCAATGAGCGTGCAGGAAACCACACAAGTCGAGCAGCCAAGCCAAACAGAAGCCCCGAAGATTGAGACAACGACAATCTCGTTCGATCAACCCGAGCAGGCCCCCAAGGTAGAAGCAGCTCAAACCGAAGACGTAAAGGTCGAAGAGCAGGCTGAAGAAGGCCAGCAGAACGACCGGGACGAGAAGGGACGCTTCAAAGGCGTTCAGCCTCGTATCGACGAACTTACCCGTGCTCGCCGTGAGGCTGAGCGCGAGGCATCATACTGGCGAGGAATTGCCCAACAGGGTCAGGCGCAACAATCGGCTCCGGCTGCGCCCACAAAGCCTACCCCTGACAAGTACGACGACTACGGTGACTACGTTGAAGCCTTGACCGATTGGAAGACCGAACAGGCAGTGGCGAAGCGTATGGAACAGGACAGTACCCGCAAGGTTGCTGAAACCCGAAGCCAGACCTTCGCAGAACGTCAGGTCGCCACTCGTGCCGTGTTGCCAGACTACGATGCAGTGGTGGGGGCCTCAGAAACCCCCATAGCTAACCACGTAGGCGAAGCACTCATGGAAAGCGATCGGGGACCAGAGCTGGCCTATCACTTCGCCAAGAACCCGGATGTACTGCAGAGCCTCAACGGTATGACCCCCATGCAAGCCGCTCGCGAGATCGGTAAGTTGGAGGCTACGCTCCCGACCAAGACGGCTCCGGTGGTGCCAAGCAAGAAGCTCAGCACCACTCCAGCGCCAGCGAGCACCACGGTGACGCAGGGTCGTGCTACTCAGCCAGCGTTGGCAACAGCCAGCATGGGTGAATACATGGCTCAACGCAAGTCCCAAGGCGCTCGCTGGGCGCAGTAACCAATCTGTAATCTGAAGGAATTTCAACATGACGAATACTCTTGTCACCTGCTCCATCGTTGCCAAAGAATCACTGGCAATTCTGGAAAACATGGTCGCATTCGCGGGCATGGTCAATCGCGACTGGGAAGATGAGTTCACGGGCAACCAGTCCCGTGGCTACTCGCCCGGTCAAACCATCAACATCAAGCGTCCTCCTCGCTACACGTACCGTGCTGGTCGCGTGGCACTGCCTCAAGCAACGGTTGAAACCACAACCCCGTTGACCCTGAGCCAAGGTGGTTGCGACCTGAACTTCACTTCGCTGGAACGCACTCTGTCCCTGCAGAAGCTCGAAGACAAGTTGCAAGCTGCTCTGGCTACCGTGGCCAACGAGATTGACCGTCAGGGTCTGCAGTTGGCTCGCCAAGCTACCTTCAACACCCTCGGCACTCCCGGCACGCTGCCCAACACTCAAGCTCTGGCGCTCGCCGCTATCACGGGTATCAACCAGCGCTTGGACGAAATGGCTGCTCCTCGCGACAAGCGTCGTGGTCTGATCATGTCTCCTGCGCTCAACGCTGCAACCATCCAAGGTTTCGCAGGGTTGTTCAACAGTGGTGACAAGATCAGCAAGCAGTTCGGCTCCGGCATGATGGTTGACTCGCTGGGTCTGGCTTACGCCATGGACCAGAACGTTGATACTCACGTGAACGGTACGCAAGCTGTTGCAGGCACCAACATCAACGGTGCTGGTCAGACAGGTTCGAACATCACTGTTGTGGGCTTGGCAGGCACGATCACTCGTGGATCTGTGATCACCCTCCCCGGTGTGTTCGCGGTTAATCCTCAGTCACGTGTGTCTACTGGCGTGCTGGCTCAGTTCGTGGTCACTGCTGACGTGGCTGCTGCTGCAACGGTGCTGCCTATCAGCCCTGCGATCGTTACCTCTGGCGCGTTCCAGAACGTTACCGCTTCGCCGACCACTGGTGCTCCGTTCGTCATCTTCGGTACTGTGTCCGGTGCGTACCAAGCGAACGTCGGCTTCCACAAGGATGCCTTCACTCTGGCGATGGTGCCAATGTGGGCTCCTCCAGGTGGCAAGGGCGTCATCGACGTGGCTCAGGAAACCTACAAGGGCTTCACCGTGAAGGTCACTGAGTTCTACGACGGTGTCAACGACAACAGCATCATGCGTCTCGACGTGCTGTTCGGTTGGGCTGCAACGTACCCAGAGCTGTCTGTCAAGTACGCGACCTAAAGTCGTTGTGGGGGCTTCGGCCCCCACTGATTCGTTCATCAATCTTTCAAGGAATACATCATGTCCGTTCTTCTTGGTCGCGCCTATATGGGCTATCCCGCTGGTGTTGTCGCTGATTTCGCTAGCAGTGTTGAAGCTGCTCTCATTGCTCAAGGCCTCGCTACTGCTTCCGCTGCTCTGCCGACTGCTGGCAACACCACAACGCTCGCCCTCCAGGGTTCCGCTGCTGTGGCTGCTGCTGCTGGCTCGGTTACTATCTCTCACCCACAAGTCGATGCCAGTACCAAAATCTGGGCCTGCATCGGTCAAGCTGCTGCTGACGGTACTGCTCTGTACGTCGCTCGTGTGGTGCCTGCTGTTGGCTCCTTCACCATCTACATGAACGCGAATGCTACAGCGATCACCGTGGTGGATTGGGCTGTTCTTGACCCACTCGGCATGACGCCTTCCAACTGATAGGCTCAAGTGGTGGTACTCCAGGGCAGCTTTTAAGCCCTTGGAGTACCACCACCGCCAGACCCTGAGTACTCCTCAACACTTTATCAACACACGGAGATTACACCATGTTCCCCAAATGGATCACACGCGCACCCGGCATCGGGGCTGTCCTCGTTCAGAACGAGAAGGAAGAGCAGAAGCTCTTGGAAGACTGGGAAGTCGAGCAACTCGAGCTGGCTGAAAAAGACGCTGCTGATGCGAAAGCGGCTGCTCAAGCTGTCGAAGAGGATACCAAGGTCGTGCTCAAGCCCAAAAACGGCAAGTAACCCCGATACCATCGGTATCTAAATGGCTGGTTTTGGGGCTGCAATGGCCCCAAACCTATGCCAGCCCCTAGCCAAGGACCCAAAAACGCAGCCTACGATGGTTTTTGCCCTTCGCCCAGACGTTTTAACCCCATAGGAGCTACCAAATGCCCTTTCTCCAACAATCCCAGACCGCAGATGTGGTCATCCCAGCAGGCCAGAGCATCCGTGTAGGGGCTCTCCGTGGTGCCAAGGCGCAAATCCTTATCCCGTCAGGACTACCCGGTGGCCCAACAGGACTTGTCTCTGATGGTCAGTCGGTGTTTGGCCCCTACGTGGCTGCTACAACGGTCCAGGTGTTGTCACAGGTAGGTGAAACAGAGTATGTCGTGGGTGCGTCACCTGTACTCACGGACTCGACCTACAACCCTGCTGCCGTCGCTGCCACTGGTGGGTCTATCAACAACGTGACTGTCGGCGCTGCCACTCGCAACACGGGTGCATTCACCACGCTGGCCATCACTGGTACCGACTCCTCGGGTACTCCAGGCAACGTCACGAACAACTCTGGTTCGGGTCGTGCAGCTATCGCGGCTGCTGCAACCACGGTCGTCGTGACCAGTTCCGCTGTTGCGGCTGCTGACCATGTGTTCATCCAGCCCCGCGCCATTGGCACTCCTACTCTGTGGTCAGTCGTCACAGCAGCAGGCTCCTTCACCGTAACGGTGAACATCGCTGCTGGTGCTACGTGGCCTTTCGACTTCGTTGTTGTCAAGAACTAAGGAGCACACATGCCCAGCGGTATCGTTGTATCCGACCTCATACGGTCGTCCATGCGTCTTATCGGCGCTATCGCCACTGGCGAGACCCCAACGGCTGACGAGGTCACCGACGGTCTGCTGGTGCTCAACGACATGTTGGAGAACTGGTCCACTGAAACCCTCTCTGTGTGGGGTTCCAGCAACCAGACCTTCAACACTGTTGCAAATCAGTCGGTGTACACCATCGGCCCTACAGGTAATTGGGTTACGACCCGGCCTCAGGATATCGATGACGCCTACTGCAACTTCTCTGGCGTGGATTTCCCCATCAAGGTTATCAGCCAGGAGCAGTACAACGAAATCAACCTGAAAACGATGAAGCAGCCCATCGTGGAGCGCCTGCTCTACGTGAACGAATACCCTCTCGGTGTTGTCACGCTGTGGCCTGTTCCAACTGCTGCCATGCCGTTGACGCTGACCATGAACCGCATCCTGAGCTTCCCCGTGCTGGCGACCGACACGCTGACAGGGCCTCCAGGCTTTGTCAAGGCCATACGGTACTGTCTTGCAGTGGAGTTCGCACCCGAGTTCGGTGTGGAAGCCAGCAACACAGTGATCCAGGTGGCTGCTGATGCCAAGGGGGATTACAAGCGTGCGAACCTGCCTCTGCTGGTGGCAGGTTACGACGACGCGCTGACCGTGCCTCAAGTGGCGCTCTACCAACGGGGGTACTGATATGGCTCAGTTCCCATTCGTAGGTGCCAGCTACACGGCACGTAGCTCTGCCTTCGACGCAGAACGGTGCGTGAACCTGTACCCCGAGACAGGTTCGCCCACGAGCAAGTCTGTCGTGATGCTGTTGGGTACTCCAGGTAAGCGATTGTGGAGCAACCTAGCAGGGGGTAACGTGCGAGGACTGTTGCGCTTCACTGCTGCTATTGGTCTCGCAGTCGTGGGGGCCAACGTGTACAAGGTTGATACCTCAGGTGTTGGCACTTTGCTAGGCACAATCGATGCTCGCACGACCCCGGTGAGTATGGCCAGCAACGGCACAACGGTGATGATAGTTACAGGCCCCAACGGGTACACCTTGAACCCCGTAACCGGGGTGCTCGCACAGATTGTAAACCCTGCTTTCACAGGTGCAGATACGGTGCAGTTCGGAGATGGGTACTTCGTATTCAACAAGACAGGTACTGGTCAGTTCCAAATAACTGCGTTGTATGATACGACCATTGATCCATTGGATTTTGCTACCGCTGAAGGTGCCCCAGATTTGCTGTTGTCTCTGTTGGTGGACCATCGAGAGATATGGTTATTCGGGGAAACCAGCACTGAGGTATTCTTTAACAGTGGCAACGTAGACTTCCCGTTCGAACGCATCAATGGTGCTTTCATTGAACAAGGATGCGCTGCGAAGTTCAGTCCTGCCAAGATGGATAACACGGTGTATTGGCTCACCGCTGATGAGCGCGGCTACGGCACGGTGCAGCGTGCGCAAGGGTACTCCCCACAACGTATCAGCACACATGCACTCGAGTTCGCTATCAGTCAGATGCCACGCATCGACGACGCTGTGGCGTACACGTATCAGCAAGAGGGGCACATGTTCTATGTGCTGAACTTCCCCACTGCACAGAAGACGTGGGTATACGACGCTGCTGTGAATCTATGGCACGAACGGGCATGGCGCGACCCAGCTACAGGCGACCTGAAGCAAGATCGTGCAATATGCCAGATGGCCTTCGCAGGTGAAACGATTGTTGGTGACTGGGAAACTGGTGAACTGTACGTACTCGATCTAGACTACTTCACAGACAATGGCGACCCAATTGCACGAATCCGCTCGTGCCCCCACATATCCAGCTCAGATTACAAGCAACAGTTCTTCGCATCATTGCAGGTAGATATGCAGACAGGCGTTGGGCTTGTCACTGGTCAAGGCAGCGACCCCAAGGCGATGCTTCAGTGGTCTACTGATGGTGGCTACTCCTGGAGCAACGAACTTTGGGCATCTATCGGAAAGCTCGGAGAGCGTCGCTCCCGTGTGAAATGGCGCAGGCTGGGTCGTAGTCGAGACCGTGTGTTCAGAGTCACCATCACAGACCCCGTACGAGTGGCTATCATCGGTGCCAGCGTGCAATTATCCGAGGGCATGTCATGAGCGACCCGCTACACTTCGTACCCCCACGGGTGCAGCTAACGGACCCTCGGACAGGTATGATATCACGAGAGTGGTACCTATTCTTCCAAGGGGTCTTCGACCGTATCGGTGGTGCCACTGGTGCCAGCACCCCTGATATCGTAGCTAGCCTGTTCGAAGATGCAGGCAGCAGTGAAACCAACGCACTGCTGTTCTCCGTTGAGCAAGCGCTCGGGCAAACCCCCTCTGGCACTGTCCCACAACTCGACACAGATATTAGCCAGATACCATACCTACAATTCGTGCAAGTGGAGGCACTACAAACCGAGTTATCCGAACTACGGGAAACTGTAGCCGAGTTGAAGAAAGCCCTGGACGATATCCGTCAAGGCACCATGATCTAGGAGAACCCCATGACTGTTACCGCTAAACCCCTGTTCGAACCCTTGCAAGCACAGAACGCTGAGACCACTCAGTATACCGCACCAACGGGTACACGCACTATCATCGATAAGGTGACAGGTACCAACACTACGGGCGCTGTTGCTACGCTGACTATCAAACTCGTGGCCTCTGGTGGTGCTGCCAGCGCTTCTAACACGATCGTCTCGGCCAAGACGTTGCAGCCCGGCGAGGCGTACACGTTCCCTGAAGTAGTCGGACACGTGCTCAACCCCGGCGACTTCATCAGCACTCTTGCGGGTACTGCTGCTGCCATCACCATCCGTGCAAGCGGTCGTGAGGTAAGCTGATGTCGCACTACGATGAGGCTCGTGGGCTTCTGAATAACGCTATCGCTCAGAACGCCACGTTGGTGGCTACTGCTACACACGCGGCTGCGTCCAAGGCTACACCAGTAGACGCGGATGAGCTGCCCCTTGCGGATAGCGCTTCTAGCTTTGCCTTGGCGAAGCTGACGTGGGCTAACCTGAAGGCTACGCTACTCACGTATTTCAGCAGTGCCTTATTCACTGGGTTGAATGTTATAGGCACCGCAGGTGCTTTTCGTAGTGTCAATTTCAGAGATACTTCCAGCCCAGCTACGGTATTCGCTTCTAGCCAGTTCGAAGCAGGCGCAGGGGAGTACCGACATTCCGCTGGTTTCGCTGGGTGGGGTGGGTTTCAGACGTTCTATGCGAACGGTAATCTGCAGCTAACTCTCAGTGATGCCAATGCCACTTTCACTAAACCCCTGATTATACCTGGAGGAGTCATGCTCAGGTCTTCTGCTGCACTGACCAATGGCGCTGCGGCTGCTGCTGGCACCCTACTCAACGCGCCTGTAGCTGGAAACCCTACCAAGTGGATTCCTATCAACGATAACGGCACAACCCGGTATATTCCAGCATGGTGAACGAAGTATCTATCATACTCGGTGATGCCATGCGTGGTCTGACTGCACAAGGTATCGACCACGCTGAAGAAACCATGTTGGCCCAAGAGCAGGCGTACTGCCCTGTCGTCCACCACTTTGGTCCAGGCATATACATACGGGAAGTGTCTATGAGCGCTGGCCTGTTCGCTATCGGGCACCGCCAGACCAAGGAGCACGTGAATATCATGCTTAAAGGCCGGGTGCTCATGCTACAAGAAGATGGTTCTACCCAGGAGCTAGTGGCCCCCCTGATGTTCACAGGCAAACCCGGTCGCAAGATGGGGTATATCCTGGAGGATGTGGTGTGGCAGAACATCTACGCAACGACCGAACGTGATGTGCAGGCACTGGAAAGCATGTTCCTGGATAAATCCCCGACATGGGTTGATGCGAACGAGATGCGTATGAAGTCGGAATACGTATTGCATGAGGCAGACCGTGTGGACTTTGCTGATGTACTGTTCAGGTCAGGGTTCTCGGCAGAAACAGTTCAGGCACAGTCCGAGAACACCAGCGACCAGCGTCCTATGCCTGAGGGTGCCCAGAAGTTCAAACTCGGCCAGTCCCCAATACACGGTACTGGCGTGTTCGCCACTGCCAACGTAACTGCCCATGAGGTAATCGGACCAGCACGACTCGAAGGACTGCGTACCCCGTTGGGTCGGTACACAAACCACTCAAAAACACCGAACGCATATATGCGGCTCCATGGTAGTGGTGATGTCAGCCTCGTAGCTCTCAAGGACATATCGGGCTGCAACGGTGGTCGAGACGGAGATGAGGTGACAATAGACTACAGGCAGGCTCTGCGCCTATCCGGAATAACCTGCTCAACTACAGGAGTACTAACATGAGTGGAATTGCAACAGCTATCGTAGGGTCTGCAGTCATCGGCGGGGTGATGAGTAGCAAGGCTGCTGGCAGCGCTGCTGACGCACAGGTTCAATCTTCGGCAGAAGCTAACGCTACGCAGCTAAAGATGTTCGAGCAAAATCGAGAGGACCAGAAACCGTGGCGCGACGCTGGTGTTTCTGCCTTGGGACAACTCAGTGCAGGCACATCAGCAGGCGGTGATTTCAACCGTGATTTCACCTTATCTGATTTCACCAAAGATCCTGGCTACGACTTCCGTATGCAGCAAGGCCAGCGAGGGCTTGACGCCAGTGCTGCTGCTCGTGGTGGCGCGCTCAGTGGCGCTGCCATCAAGGGTGCTCAACGCTACGGGCAGGACTACGCTTCTGGCGAATACCAGAACGCCTACAACCGATTCAACGCAGACCGCACAGCACGGTTCAACCGTCTGTCGTCTATCGCTGGTACAGGTCAGACCGCTACGAATCAAGTTGGTGCGCAAGGTGCGCAAGTGGCGTCCAGCATCGCAGAAAACCAGATCGGTGCTGGTAACGCTCGTGCCAGTGGGTACGTCGGGCAGGGTAACGCGATGAGTGGTGCAGCGAACACGTTGGGTAATTGGGCTATGAACAGCCAGTACATGAATCAAGGCACGAACCCATACGCTGCTCGGCCTGTTCAGAGCAACAGCGTACAGTTGACAGACGGTACATCGTTCTACGGTTGAAAGGGAACATAACATGCCAGTAAATTCATCAATCGCGATGTCGGGTCGCCAGTTCCAACTGGACAACCCCATCGACGTACAGGGCAAGGTCGCCACGTTGCGCCAGCTCGCAGGCCAGCAAGAGCTCCAGCAGATGCAAATCCAGCAAGCTCGGCAGACCCAGGACCAGGAGCGCACGCTGGCTGATCTGTACAAGGGTAACGTCGGACCAGACGGTACTATCAACCGTCAGGGTATGTTCACTGCTGCTGCTGAACGTGGTCTGGGTGCTAAGATTCCAGCCATGCAGAAGCAGTTCGCTGAAGCTGATAAAGCCACGGCAGACGTCAAGCACGTTGGTGCTCAGACAGGCGAGCTGGAGTGGAAGACTGCCAAGAGCAAGATCGAAGCCTCTGGCGCTGCCCTCAGCTCGCTGCTGGCTAACCCCAACACCACACATGATGAAGTCATCCAGACGATGGTGGGTCTGGTGAACCGAGGCATCGTAACCCCTGAGCAGGGGCAACAGGCTATCCGTGAGTTGCCCGGTGACCCCGTGCGGCTGCGTCAGTACCTCGTGCAGAAAGGCATGGAGGTTATGGAAGCAGGCAAGCGCATGGAGATGATGGCACCCAAGCGCACCGAGGTCAACGATGGCAAGACCACACAGTTCGTTGACACGAACCCGTACACGAACCCTCAAGGGCCTGCACCCATCAAGATGCAGACCACTCCAGGCCAGGATCAGAGCAACGCGACACAGGTTCGTGGGCAGAACCTTGTCAACGCACGGGCAGTGGACGCGAACGGTATCGCCCAGACGTCGGCACGCACGCAAGTGGTGGAAGGCCCTGATGGGTTCATGCTCATCGACAAGGGTACAGGCTTGGCTCGTCCTGCTGCTACCATGAACGGTGCTCAGGTGCAAGGCAAGAACGTAGGCCTGAACGATGTGCAGTCCAAGGCGCTGCTGTTCGGCTCCCGCATGCAAGCGGCTGAGAAGGTGCTGGGCGACATGGCGCTCCAAGGTACGGTGCGTCCTTCGGTTATGAAAAACGTCGTCGAGCGCATCCCGCTGGTGGGTGGGGCTGCTGGTGCTGCTGCCAACAACATGTCTTCGCCTCAGCAACAGAAGGTGGAGCAGGCACAACGAGACTTCATCAACGCTGTGTTGCGTCGTGAGTCTGGTGCTGCCATTGCCGAATCTGAGTTTGAGAATGCTCGGAAGCAGTACTTCCCAGCCGTGGGTGATTCACAGGCGGTCATTCAGCAGAAGAGCCAGAACAGGCAGCTCGCTACGAAGGGCATCCTGGCTGAAGTGCCTGCCAAGCAGCGCAACTCTCTCGAACCCGGTGCAGGTGATGCCTCTGGTCTGCCAGACGACATCGCAGCCATTCTCAAGAAGCATGGAGGCAAATGATGGCTACACAAGACGAAATCATCCAGGCTATCCGCGCTGCTGACAAGGCAGGTGATTCGGCCTCTGTGCGCAAGCTCGGGGCCTACCTGAAGACCATGCCTGCTCAGGCTGCTCCTGCTGAGGCCTACGACCCGACAGAAGGCATGAGCCCCACGGACAAGTTCCTCGCAGGCACGGGCAAGGCGTTCGCTGATCTGGGTCGTGGTGTGGGCCAGATGGTGGGTCTCGTATCCCAGGAGGAAGTGGACGAAGCCAAGCGTCTGGACGCTCCGTTGATGCGGACCACTGCTGGCACCGTGGGTAACGTCACAGGCAACGTAGCGGCTGCTCTACCTACGGTGTTCATACCCGGTGCTCAGGGTCTTGCTGGTGCTGCCCTGACGGGTGCTGGTATGGGGCTTATCCAGCCTGTTGCCAGCGACGAGTCCCGGCTGAAGAACGTTGCTGTCGGTGCGACTGCTGGTGCTGGTGGTGTGGTGGCAGGTCGGGTGCTGGCTGCTGGTGCCAAGGGTGCCAAGGCGCTGGTAGAGCCCTTTACAGACAAGGGTAGACAGGCCATTGCCGGACGCACCCTGGACCGATTTGGTATTCAAGCGGGTGACCTTGCAGGCGTCAGCAACGCACCTACGGTCACAGGGGCTGTCCCAACGATGGCAGAACGGATTGTCCGGCCGGAGGGGGCTGCTGGTGCTGCTCGCCTGCAGGACTCAGTACGTAGCCTTGACCCAGAGATCGCCAATAAGTTCGTTGCTCGTGAAGTTGAGAACAACGCTGCCCGAGTGGGCACTCTGCGTGAACTGTCCGGTGTTGATGGTGCCCGTGACTTCGCTGCTGCCATGCGCAACGGCACTGCGAAGGAACAGTATGGCAAGGCGTTCGCTACCAAGATGGATATGAAAACCATGTCAGCGGCTGAACGGGGCGAGGTCACGAAGTTGATGCAAACTCCTGCTATCCGTGATGCGCTGAAAGAAGCCCAGACCATCGCCAAGAACCAAGGGCTGAACCTCAACAAGCCTGATGGCAGTGTGGAAGGCTTGCACCTGATGAAGCTGGCTATGGACGATGCTATCGAGGCTGCGAGCAAGGGCGGTTCTGCCGTTGCGGTCAACAAGGCCATGTCCATCAAGACGGCACGCGACCGCCTCGTTACCTTCATCGAGCGCATGGCTCCTGACTACGCCGAAGCTCGTGGCACGTACGCGGCAATGAGCAAGCCCCTGAACCAGATGGATGTGGCTGACGCACTGTTCCGCAAGGGCACCAGCGCCACAAGTGATCTTGGCGGTACACCACGCCTGATGCCTGACAAGTTCGTCAACCTGCTGAAGAATGAAGAAGCAACGGTGAAGGGTGCTACAGGTCGCGACCTAGGCAAGCTCTCTGAGGTGCTAGACCCTGACCAGTTCTCCAAGGTGATGGCAGTGGGGCAGGAGCTGGACAAGGGGGCAGCGGTGGCTCGTGCAGCCAACGGTCCAGGCAGTGCAACGGCACAGCGTCTGGCATCCCAGAACGTGTTGCGTCAAATCCTCGGACCTACAGGGTTGCCTCAGTCATGGGCTGAATCTACGCTGCTGAATACCGCTATGCGTCCAGTGCAGTTCGCCTACAACGGTGTGGCCGAACCTAAGATTCAGAAGGTACTGGCTGATCTGTTGCTCGATCCTACCAAGGCTCGTGCAGCGCTGCAAGCTGCCCGTACTGCTCCGCAGAGCTTACCTCAGTCGGTGCGTGACGCTATCCCGTATTTGGAACAGGCTATGAAGACGTCAATCCCGGCTGCGGCCATTGCGGGACAACGGTAAGAACAGCAGTCGTTTGAGTTTGCCATCCCTCATCCGGCTGCGCAATATCTCGACTGCAACCCGTATTGGGACGAGAATTACAACGGCAATAAATGGTTTCAGGAAGATGGCTAGTAGTATACTCATCGGAATATTTTTAACAGGAGCTCACACATGGCTACACTAATGCCCGAGGGCAAGCAAAGTTTCAACACCAGCGCAGGCGCTCCGTTGATCGGAGGCAAGCTGTACACATACGACGCAGGCACCAGCAACCCTCGGCCAACTTACCAGGACGCAGCAGGGGCAACCCCGAATACGAATCCAGTTGTGCTGGACGCTCGGGGAGAAGCTACCATCTTTTGGTCTGGGTCGTATAAAGCCATTCTGAAGGATGCTTCAGACGTAACTATATGGACTGTCGATGGTATCGTGAGTACCGATAATATCAACAACTCTTTAGCTGCGTCTACCGGGTCCTCTCTAGTTGGGTATATCCCTTCTGGTGTTGGGGCAGTAGCTTCTACAGTTCAAGCGCAGTTCCGTCGTTCTATGGTATTCCCAGAAAACTACGGTGCTGTGGGTGATGGTGTTACCGACGATACCCTGTCGTGGCAAAAGATGATCGATGCAGCACCGAACGGTGCTGAGATATGGGGTACTCCTGGTGCTATTTACAAGCTCAGTAAAAACACTGCTCTGTCTGCTGTGGTATATCCTGTTCGAGGTGGAAATACCGCTGGAGAGCAGCCTTGCTTGCTCGTGAACAATCGTGCTGGTCTAACCTTCGCAGGTCATGGAGCTACACTAAAAGTCAATGCTCACGCTCAAGGTATCCTGGATATCCTGGCATCTAGTGATATCACCGTGTACGGGTTCAAATTCGCTGGTCCTGGTGCCTTCCCAGCTCTCGACGGGACAACGGGTCGAGGAGAGAAGGGTACTGTCACACAAGGATACTACGACCCCGGCTCTCTGGTGAACGGCCCAGCACGAAATAACTCACGTGATACACATGCGTTTACTACTGGTGGCTACGGTGGTGCATTCCCACAAGTCGGTGGGGGTACTGCGGGCACGTGGGGGTACTGGACTGGTGGTGGCTACGTGGCAAACACTGGCAGCGCGGTGTTCATCGATAACGGGTCTACTCGGATTACTGTTCGTAACAACGAGATGTACGGTTTTAATGGTGATGGCGTTCAAATCAACTCAGGGTTGACCGAGAGCTATGGCTGGACTGCTCCGAGCAAAGTGTATATCTACGATAACTACATTCATGATAACTACAACGCAGGTATCGAATACCACGCTGTGAACGATCTGTTCGTCAAGGGTAATTACCTGTACAACAACGGGCATCCCAATGCAGCGTTCACGCATACTGATATTGATCCTGGTTATGGCATCGGGTCTAATAACGGTACGTCTCCGTTCAATGTCAACTTGTGTGATAACCACTGTGTAGGAAACAAGCGTAAAGGCATCGACGCTCACTCACTAAACTCCGCGATAGTGACAGGCAATATCATATCGAATAGTGGGTATGGCATCACGCTGGTTACTGGATCACTTGGGTTCATGTCGAACTTGGTCGTATCCAATAACTACGTTAGTTACATAACGTACCCAGTCACTGCGCAAGGTGCGGGCATATTCATTGAGCATAACCCCTCCGGTGGTGGGTCGTTCTTTGGTAACGTATCCGTGACGGGCAACGTAGTTACAGAGGTAGGCGTTCCGCCTGGAAGCACAGCATCATTCCCAGGAGTTAATCCTGTCGGGGTAGGCCTCCAGCTCTCGGGAACGTTGAGTGGGGTAGCTTGCACCGGAAACGTAGTTCAAAATATATCGTACCTAGGCGGTTACGGTATAATCGCTGGCTGGTCTGGAACAGACGCTGTCTCAGGTACGATTACTGGAAACGAGGTGAAAGGCGCATTCACCTATGGGCTGAGTAACTCGGCTAGTGGTGGTGCGAATACCGCTACTGTTGGAAATAACGTGGAACTAACCTCGGTAGCTCCATACGCAGGAAGTCAGGTCGGAATCGTTGGTAGTACTGACCGACTATTCGGACACAACAATGTAACCGTTCCAGTAGGGCAGGCAAAAGTCAGTGGCGCGATGCTCGGGTTGCAACTGATCGTAAATATCACGCTCGCAGCAGGCGTGCTGACCTGGACTGCTGGCCCGAATGCCACTAAGTATATCACCAGTGTAGCCACTGACCCATTAGGGGTGAAGATCACACTGAACGGTGTTGGTCTGTTCATCACAACGTTCACCCAGTCCTCTTCTGCAAAAGCTATTACAGGAGCGTCAACTCCTCTTGACTACATATACTGTGACTACGGTTCGAGTATAGCGTTCCTATGTTTCCAATATCTTGGAGTTGCTCAGAACGGTAATAACTGTACTGGCCAGTTCAAGCTCGTTATCGCTATCTAACCAGAGGTTTAAATGGATATACAAATCGCGTTCAATATCGCTCTCTCCTTAGTAGCTTTTCTAGGTGGGTGGGTTCTTAACTCACTCCGGGACAGTATCAAATTCTTGCAGAAGTCAGACACTGAACTAGCTGATAAGATGCAGAAGATAGAAGTGCTGGTAGCAGGCGTATACGTCAAGAAAGATGATATCGATAAGCTCTCCAACGCTATATTCGCCAAGTTAGATAGAATCGAAGATAAACTGGATGGAAAGGTTGATAAATGAATATCACTGACACAATCACTGCTCTGATTCAGCGGGAAGGGGGTTACACCAACGACCCCAACGATAAGGGTGGAGAAACCAACTTCGGCATCACCGTTGCAGTAGCTCGGGCCTTCGGATACACGGGGCCTATGGCTTCCATGACACAGCAGGTAGCTCGGGACATCTACGCTCAGCGCTACTGGCACCAACCACGCTTCGACGACGTCGATATGGCCAGCGAGCTGGTGGCAGAAGAGCTGCTGGATACCGGGGTCAACATGGGCACAGCAACGGCAGGCAAGTTCCTCCAGCGTGCGCTGAACGTGCTGAACCAAGGCGACAAGACGTACCCCAACATCGCCGTTGATGGTGGCGTGGGCAACATGACCATCGCAGCGCTCAAGGCGTTCTTGGCAGCACGGGGCAAGGCAGGCGAGACGGTGCTGGTGCGCATGCTCAACGCTCAGCAGTCGGTGCGGTATATCGAGCTGGCTGAAGCCAACGTAACCCAGGAGTCATTCGAATTCGGATGGCAACTCAACCGTGTAAGAGGTCTCTGATGGACTGGACGAAACTCGTAAGCACGGTCGCACCGTGGATTGGTACTGCCTTGGGTGGTCCGCTGGGTGGCATGGCGGTGGAAGCTGCTGCCAACGCTCTGGGCCTATCAACGAAGACGGTTGACTCAGTGAAGCAGGCGCTCTCGGGTGCCACACCAGAGCAGATGCTGGTCTTGAAGAACGCTGACCAAGCCTTCGCCCTACAGATGCAGGCTCTGGGCTTCAAGCAGATCACCGACATGGAAACCCTCGCAGCAGGCGACCGCAAGGACGCACGGGGTATGCAGGTGAGCAAGCCTAGCCCCGTGCCTGCCCTGCTATCCATCGGCGTTACCTTGGGGTACTTTGGTATCCTCGTCGGGATGATGCTGGGGTGGCTGAAGGTAGATAACTCGCAAGCCCTGCTCCTGATGCTAGGGTCGCTGGGTACAGCTTGGGGGGCTGTCATGGCCTTCTGGTTTGGCACCACACGGGACTCCGGCCGGAAGACGGAGCTGCTGGCACAGAGCACCCCTACCCCAAGCCCCTGAGATACCAATGGTATCCAAGTCAAAGGCCCCTCTTGGGGCCTTGATTTTGCCTAGGGGGTAGCCTAGGTAAGCTGCTAAAAAACCGACCTTACGATGTTTTTGGCCTTCGCTGGCTAGTAGGCTGTAACCACAACGGTCTTGCCCAGCGCACGGATACGGCTTGCACGCTCGTTGGCACGCTCCATGGCGTACTCGGCAGTACCTACGCCTTCTTCCAGCACCTTACCGTTCATCTGGATGGTGTACGCCTTACCGTAGGCTCCCACGATGATTTCCACTTGTGCTACTCGCTTGGCACGCTTGGAGCCTTCGGTGCCCTTGAGAATTGAGATGGCGGTATCTAGGTGGCGAGTATCTGTCATGGGGTGCTCCGGGTTGTTGATATAAGTGTTGTCACGAACCTCCGAGGAGGCTCGCAAGACCTTTCGTTAGCTGCCCAGGATTTCATCAACAGCAGCATCAACCTTCTTGGCACGAGGCGCAGCAGCACGACGTTCATGCTTGGGTTCTGGTGCTGGCACAACGGGTGCTTCAGCCTTCACGGTCTTGGCACGTTCGTACAGCACTTCTTGGATATCCCAGCCGTTCTTCTTGGCGGTACGACGGCAGCATACGACCAGCTTACCGTCTTCGTTGATGGCCACGATTGGGCGCTTGCGACCGTCTGCTGCTGCGACGGACTTGGCTTTCGCCTTGCTGGTGATGGTGGGTGCCAGCTTGTGTGAAGTGGCTACTGGTGTTGCTGCTACAACGGGAGTGGTGGTCTTGGACATGGTGGAGTTCCTTTCAGGGTTCCGAGCTGCGGAATGCTGCTCAGTGAACGCATTTTCGTACGTTCAAGAACTCCACCAAGACCTTTCGTTAAAGCCCTATCAATACGTAGGGGTATTCAAATGTCCTTGCCTTGGTCAACGTAGCCAGCACCCGGCTCACTACCGTCGTCCAGTGGGTACGACTCAGTGATCAGGCGCTCAATGCGTGCCTGCAACATAGTCAGGTCCTCGACGAACTGCCAGTTACACACGGAGTTGATGCAAGCGTACTCGATAGGCAACAGATTGTTCGCTTCAGCGTACTGCGTCATGCGTGCGAAGCTGACCACACGGTGCCGAGGCTGACGACCTCCGTCACGTGCCAGCTCAATCAGCTTAGAGCAGAAGTGCAGCGCCTTCTCAGCGTCCTCCAGGCCCTTCTTGAAGCGGTGCCGTGTGATGTACTTGCTGATCTGGCCTTCGAAGTAGCCAAGGTCCAACTCGTGGCAGAGGTCCCAGTGCTGGAACGGGTTCTTGTAGTGGGTGCCCCCCACTTGGGTGTTGTTCGCGGTGCTCATGCGTTCATCTCCAGTTCTGCGCCTGTTGCTGGCGTGATTCCAAGGGTCCAGGCGTCGGCCACCACTTCGGTAGTCAACTCCTGTGCGTTATCAGGCATCTTTGCCATCAGTATCCAGCCAAGGCCACGCGCTACCGTTGGGCGGCAGTACACGTTTCCCATACGGACTTCTTCCAGGCACCACAGCACCAGCTCCATACGGTCAGCCCACTTCAGCAGGATGGCTTCAGGCACAGTGATCTGGAAGTCCTGGTACAGAGGCTTCAGGTCTTCCTCGATGCTGTCCATCAGCGGTCCCAGCTCTGGGTGTACCCGTTTGATGGGGGCAGGTATGTCACCAGTGAACAGCTCGGGGAGGTCGTGGTGCAACACAGCGTTCATCAGGTTCTTGGTGCACAACGGGTTGACCTGCTTGATGAGCATCAGCATGCCGAACGTGTGTTCTGCGATTGTCTGGTTGCGGTGCGTGCGCTTGACGTGGTAGCGCTGCACTGCACCAGCATCACGGTACAGCGTGGCTTCTACGAGGGCTTTCATGCTAGCACCACTTTCTTATCAGATGCACGGTGAGCACGACGTTGCACCCACTCGAACATAGCAAGTCGCCAGTCCTCAGCAGGCAGCTCTTGGATGATCGCCAACGAGCTGGCGTAGAGCTTCGCCTTATACATATCGTACGCACGCACAACGGGAGCAACCACGTTACGCCCGAACTCAGACACGTACTCAACGTGGGCAAGGATTTCACCCTGCTCTACCTGCGTCGCCATACGAATACAATCGTAGTACAGCATAAGTGCATCTTCCGCGTCAGCAGCCAGCGGATACGGATGTACCGAATCCATGGAATACGGGTTGTGAACGTGACCATGCTCGTACTCCCCCTCGCGGAACTTCAGCCAGAACGGGTTGTCCGTGTAGGCGTGGTAGTTGTTGGACTGCTGAACGTAGTAGCCTACCTGCGCACCCACCATGATCGCGATGAACTCTTGCAGGATGCTGAACTGCACTGCGTTGGCACCGTAGGCACCCCACACAGCGTCGTTGCTTCGGTTGCACACCGTCATGTTGAGCTGGCCTTCCACGATGTCCAGCATGACCATGTCGTTGCAGGGCATGTCCTTGGTCGACTTGTCCAGGTCCATGATGGGGTTCCAGATGCTCATCACGACTTGCCGTGTGTCTGGCTTGCGCTTCAGCATATCACAGGCACGCTCAATCTGGTCAAAGCCGAAGGCGTTGCGCAGACGGTGCCCATACGCGCCATGGAACACCACACCGTCGTCACTGAACTGACTGATGTTGTCTAAGAAGTATTTGGGCAGCTCAACCCGGTTGCTGCCAGACAGAATCCATAAGGACTCGATCAAGTGGAAGAACGGGTTAGCGTCACGGATGGTATCGAATAGCACGCGCTGACGTGGGTTGGAGTACACCGTACTCACGGGGCCTGGAACCCGCATGGTAGTCAAGCCACGGGACTCGGATAGCACGCCACGCTCTTGCAGCAGGGTCAAGCCCAGAGGCAGGGCTTCGTTGACGTTGTTGACGCGCAGGATAGCGCCATAACGGTTGTCGTTCATGTTGTGTTGCCTTTCAGAGAAGATCATCTACGCTGGGTTCGGGGAGACCCAGCAGCTCCAGCGCCATGTTGTACGCCTGACGGTATTGTACCCGGTGTACTTCAAGACCTGCTCGTTCAAGACGTGTTGCCCAGCTACGTGCGCTGGCCAGCTTGCGGTACAGGTTCTTGGGGTCGTAGGGCTTCGTGGCGCCCTTGGCCTTCCGGCGCTTCAGCACGTTCAGGATACAGTCGGTTTCAGGCGTATCCAGCAGGATGAACACAGCACGGTCAAAGTAGCTGGCGAACGTTGCGCACGTGTCAACGCCTGGAGTGACCAGACCTTCAGCGAACACACTGCACTTCGCCTGCACGTTGTACTGGAGCACATCGTGCAGGGCTGCGTAGGGTTGCATGCCATCCACGCCTCCACAAGCGGTGCCGTACTTGCCAGCCAGGACCACGCCCTCTGCGCCAGTGCGTGTCCATGTAGCCTTGGGTGTAGCTGCCAGCTTGCACACGTCAAAGGCGCCACCAGCAGCAGCCAGCACAGCACGGGCGAGGGTGCTCTTGCCACTTCCGTTGGTGCCATGCACGTAGACGAGCGTGGTCACAGGTGTTCTCCTACCGCCACCAGTGCTTCTTCGTCCCAGATGCCACCAGCGTACAGGCCATCCAGCAGGACTTGTGCCGTTGGGGTCTCTGCAACCATGCCCTTCAAGCGCTTATATGCCTTGGCACTACGGAAGCCGAACTTGTAATCGCCGACAACGTGCTGCTTGAACACACAGCACACAGTCTCAGCTTCCTGCAGAGCCAGCTTGCGTTCAGTGAACGGATGATCCAGCTTGCCGATGTGCTTGGTCACGATGGCCATGATAGCCTCCAGCTCGAAGGTGTTCTCCATGTCCCCGATCATGTCTGCACCCTGCTTCGGCACCTTCGGCATGTACTTCTCACACCCGGTGAAGTCCACTGGCTTGTGGAACACCGTGTCTTGGATGTCGGCCAGCTTCCAGTAGAAGTAGTCGCCCATCTGCGTCATGTGGCTCATGTTCTTGCGCACGCCCATGTACGACGAAGCGAAGCAGGCTTCCACCATAGATTCTGGCTTGGGGTACAGGCTCTGCCACTGCGCCATCGCCTTCAGCCCTGCCTGCCCACGGAAGTGCCGACGCTCTGAAGCACGTTTGGCATGCGGGTACACGTATCGCAGGAACTCGTAGAACTTGGCACCCTGGAAGTCGCTTGCACGCGCTGCCAGACCCGGATTGTAGAACGTGCACCACGCCATGATGTAGCGCAGCTTCTTGGCATCATCCATCTCAGCGCGTGCCAGCAGCATGTATCCGGGGTCAGCGTCCTCGAGCTTGAACATCTGGTTAGCGAACTTGCGCCAGTCACCCGTGTGGTCTGTGGCTACCAAAGATTTTACATTCACGTCTATCTCCTGTTGTGATACCTACGGTATCGGTTGATGAAAAGCCTATGCCAACAATTCTTGAACTTCGCGGTATTCCTTGAGCATCTTGAATACTGCCCGTTCGTCCGCATGGCGCACCCGTTGTGTCTGCAGCATAACCTCATCCACGGTATCTCGTGCGATTATGTGCTTCACCATCACGTGGTCACGCCCTGTACTGATCTGCCGTGCTGCCCCGATGCGCTCGATCACCTGAGCGTAGAACTCGCGTCCCCAGAGCATGCTGTAGAACACGATGGTGTTGCCTCCACCTTGCAAGTTCAGTCCGTGGCCTGCACCTTGCGGATGGACGAACATCACGGGGTGTTTGCCAGCGTTCCACTCGTCTTGCAGCTTGGCGAGCATTCGTTCGTTCTTGCAGTCGGCGATAGCTGGTGCCTTGGGGAACATGCTCTTCAGGCGTGCCAGATCGGGCTTGAACCAGTAGGCCACCAGCACATTGCCACCAACACCGTCGATGACCTCGTGCAAGGCTTCCATCTTGGCGTCGTGCACTGCCTGCCACGTCTTGGCACCAGCGTCGTCTTCCAGGTAGATGAACCCGTTGGCTAGCTGCCAGCACTTGGACGACAAGCTGGCTGCGCTGAGGGCCTCGGTGCTGCCCATCTCCATCTCAAGGAACATCTCCTTCTCGAGCTGCTTATACGTCTTCCGTGCTGCAGGAGGCAGGTCAACGTAGACCTCTTGCTTGATGGTGGGGGGCAGCTCCAGCCAGTCCTCGGCACGCATGGTGAGCACCAGCGAGCTGATGAGTTCGGTAATCTGTTGCTCGGCGGTCTGGTCAGGCGTGTACCCGAACTGTGTGCGTGAACCGTTATCACGTTCCTTACCCGGCGTGAAGAACCTACTACGGTAGCGCTCCACCTGAGCACCCAGACGCTGGCCTTCGTCCAGGATGAATATCTGTGACCACAAGTCCAGCAGACCTTTGGGTGCAGGTGTGCCAGTCAGAATCACACGACGGTCGAAGCGCTTGACTTGGTAGCGTAGAGAACTGAAGCGTTTGCTCTTGGGCGTCTTGAACATGCTGGACTCGTCGATGACGAGCATGTCGTAAGGCCATCCGTACTTGCGAGCACGTCCACGCAACACGTTCAGCAACCAACGGAAGTTGTCCACGTTGATCACGTGTATCTGTGCGCTGCTGTTGAGGGCCATCAGGCGCTGACGCTCGTTGCCAGTCAGCATCTTGAACGTCAGGTGCTTCGTGTGTTGCCACTTCTTCGCTTCTTGACGCCACACGCCCTGAGCAGGACGCAACGGTGCCACCAACAGGATACGGTTCACCACACCAGCACTCAGCAGGTCAACAGCAGCAGTGAGCGTGATGATGGTCTTGCCCAAGCCCATGTCCAGGAACAGGCCAGCACGACGGTGCTTCTTGACGAAGTCCACGCCCTTGCCTTGGTACTTGCGAAGGTCTTTGCGCTGAAGCGTCACAGCCAGATACCGATGGTAACGCACAACAGGGCGAAGGCAGTACCGTAGCCTACCCAGCTCAGCCACGTGTCTGCCGGGTAAACCTGCACCCAGATGCCATCTATCATCACATACGCCTTAGCCTTCAACATGGTATTCCTTCAGTAGTTCGTCAACTTGTGTCTTGGTGTAACACACCACGACGGTAAACCCCATTTTACGCAGCTTGTCTTGAATACGTTCCTGAAGCGGTTCAAACTTACCGCCTACAGGCCTCTTCAATTCCACGAACAGCACAACCCCTCCAGGCAACAGCACCATCCTGTCGGGGATGCCCCGTGCGCTGAACGGGTTGAGTTTGATGCATAGGCCACGCAACAGCTTGACGCCCTTGCGCAGATGGTTCTCTACCGTGGCTTCGCTAGTTAGTCTTTCTTGTACCGTTCGCATATAAACCCTTTCGCTGCCAGAGGCATGCCCTTGCTCCATGCTGGCACGTTGCAGACCAACGCTTCCAGTTCCTTGATGTTGCTGGTGCCGACCTTACGTAGTGTCAGCGCTTCGTCGTGTACGGTGCCGATGACCGGGTAGCCGTTGGTCTCAGCGGACAACATGCCTTCCTGCATCACGTCGAAGGCGATGCCCTGCACGATGTTCTCAATCAGCTTGCCACCGTAGGTCTTCTCACGTACGAACTGACCCTTGATCTCGGTGCGGAAGCTGATCTCGTACGCTGGCTTGCCCCAACGCTCTACAGGCACAGCACGCGCATACGGGTAACGGATGCTCCGGCCGGAGGGCAGCTCGATGCAGAGCCAATGGCTGCTCATGTAGAACTTGCACGTGAGTCCTTCGTACGTGGTGCCTGGATGCCTGATAGCCATAGCCACAAGGTTCTCCACCGTCTTCCAGCTTGCAACGATGGCCGGGACGCCCTTGCGGTACGTGGTCACAGCGCTCTTGGCGAACTCCTCGGTGATGATCACGCCAGCGTTGGCACAGTAGTCAACGAACTTCACGCCACCTAGTTGATACCCACAACCCAGCACCAAGTTCTTGGCGATGCGACGCTGCTCGTCAGATACCTCAGACACGTCCTTCAGCTGGAACAGCGTCACCGCCATGACCTTGTACACGTCCAGACCCTTGCGGTATGCAGCCAGGATGGTTTCTTCGCCTGCTACCCATGCCAGGATACGTGCCTCTATAGCCGTGTAGTCGACGACAGCCAGCTCGTAACCCTTGGGAGCACGGATAAAGCCTCGCATGCACTGGCTGATGACGTCAATCGGCTTGTCGTACAGCAGTGTGAACAACTCTGCATCTTCGTACTCCAGCAGGGCGAACACCATGTCGCGCTGGTGGTCCTTGAGCATGCCCCGGATGAAGTTGTGCGGCTGCACCAGTCGGCCAGCGTAGCGACCCGTGTGGGCACCGTGGTAGAGGAAGCCCCCTTGCACCACCCAGTCGTCGGGGTCGGCGCAGGCCATCATACTGATGAGCTTCTTGGTGCTGGCCTTGCCTGCCTCAACACGGAGCTCCAGCAGAGCACGGGTGCCAGCGTCCAGCTTGGAGTCCTTCAGCGCTTCCTCGATGGTGTTCTTCTGCATGTTCGCAATGTCAAGCCCACGTTCAGCGAACATCTCAATCATCTTGGCTACTTGGGTAGCCTTCAGGCCACCAGTCAGCGCACTGACACGCCTGCCGATGTCTTCTTCCAGCGACTTGACCACCTTCAGTGCCTTGCGCACCAACGGTATGTCAATCGGCAGACCACGGTCGTTCATAGCCATATCCAACAGGAACATGCGACGCTGACGAGGTATCAGGTCTGGCAGGGCTTCGTCCAGAGCTACCTCACCACGAACATCTTGCTGGCAGTACTCGATGAAGCGCTGGAACCGTGGGTCTTGCTCGGGGAGTATCCGTGTGCGTGCATCAGCCTTCGTGGGCTTGCGTGGCCCACAGAACACCTTGATCAGCTTGCCACCTTCCAGGTCTTTCTCAACCTCCAGGCCAGCAGCCTTCAGCGCCTTCTCTAAGCTACGGGGCAGGCCGGACGCTGCTGCCTTGGCTGCGGTACAGGCCCACTGGTTGTCCTTGATCTCTGGTACGCTTGGGTGCATGCGGCGAAGAGCCCAGCGCCACACAGAACGCTCAAAGGCTGCGTTGTGCGCACCTACCTTACCCCCTTGCCTAATCCAGGACATTAGACGCGCTGGTGGGGCTTCCTGGCGTGGTAGCCAAACCTCAACCTCATCCATGCCGGGTAGTAGGTAGCAGGCGATGAGCACTTCCGTGGAAGGGTGCCGTGCGTAGCGGTGTGCCCCGACCTTGCGGATGTCTATCTCTGAGAAGGTTTCGAAGTCTAAGTGGCCTATCTCTGTTGGCATGTTGTAATCCCGAAAGTAACTGTGGCCCCGAGGTACGAATACCAACGGGGCCACACGAGGGTGAAGGCCAGCTATTAGGCCGGGGAGACCGTCATGCCAGCGACCTTGCTTGCGCCGGGTTCGAGGGACACAACACCCTTGGTGACCAGTGCGTACAACACAACACGGAGCTTGCGGGTTTCGGTTTCCAGCTTGGCTGCGAGGTCCTTGCTGTTGATGCCCTTCTTGCTGCGCTTGAAGTGTGCAGTCACGGCATCGGCGATGGTCTGGCGCTCACCTTCAGCGAAGCTGATGGGGGCCTTCACAGACTTTGCCTTGGCAGGTGCTTCACCCAGCAGGTCTTCTTCCTTCTTCGCAGCAGCCTTCTTAGCTGGTGCCTTGGCTTCGGGTTCGGCCTTGGCGACTGCCTTCTTCGCAGCAGGCTTGGCTTCAGCCACGGGTGCAGCCTTGGTCTTGGCAGCAGCCTTCTTAGCTGGTGCCTTGGTTGCAGGTGCGTCGCCCAACAGGTCGTCGATATCGTTTGCTTTGCTCATGTGAAATACTCCAGTTCGGTTAAGTTGAGTGCCTCAGAACCCTGAGGCGCGGTGTGCTCACATTCTAGAGCAAATCGTCAATGTCTTCATCGTTGCGGGAAGCCTTCTTGGGTGCAGGCTCGCCAGCGGGTTTCTTGCCCTTCGCTGCCTTGAAGTCGTCCTCGGCTGCTGGGTCACCAGACAGACGGTCGCCGTCGTCCAGCTTCTGCACGTTGATCAGGTAGAAGGCCACGCCCTTGGACTCGTTGTCGTAGGCAAACGGACGGCAGGAAACACGGGCACGCATACCGTCGTAGATTTCCGACTTGTCCATGATAGGCTCAGCGTCAGCGTCCACGATGCCGGGTTTGTCTTTGGATTTGAAGCCCACAGAGCAGCCTGGATTCTCGAAGCCGGGGATTGGGTTGTCGTCGTCGTCAACCTTGTCTTCGTTGTCAACGAAAGGCCAGTTCATCTTGCCCTTCTTCACCAGCTCGGGGAACTTGGGGCCGA